AAAAACTTTATACCCAGCCCTTCTCCAAGTTGGCCCACCGTTCTCTACATCAGAGGCGTGAGGTGAGGCATTTCTAAGGGTTATTCTTGTGGTATTCTTCAGGTCAACCTTGTTAATATCTGACATTAGGTTGGATAAACCCTCTTGTCTCATGGCCTGTGCGTTTTGACCCTTGGGTTTATTATCCGAAGACTTACCCCTTGGGCGACCTGCAACCACAGAATAAGAGAATGATGTAACATATGCACCAGTGTCAACAGGAGATAGGTTAACGGCAGTCTGAGCTATCTCTATAAGTTGTTCAGAGACATACTCTTCTACATACTCATCAAGTATCTCCATCTTTTTATAGAACGAGGAGTTAATCTTGAGTGACTCTTTCATAACCTACTCCTCTACGTCACAGATGTAACCTATAGCAGTACCAGCGGAAAATAACGACAGAACAGACTTGATCTTAACTGTGTCACCACTACCTACGATCAGATCATCAAAGTCGGGGATGGCGGCTAGGTCTAAAGCTGAGATAACGCATTTGCGAGTTCCACGAACAACCTCATCGTTACCACCTATGACACCTACGTTATAATTGTAGAGGTATCCTGTGACATTGTAATCGGTTGTAGCTGAGTTATCTATAGCACCTGTAGCTGGGTTATAAGTTCCAGCCGTTGTAACCTTGCGTAGAGTGAGGGTTTCCCCAAAGTCTCTAACTAGGTTAAGCAAGTCAAAGGAGCGAAATGACATATCTTACTCCTTATTCGTATTCAGGTGTTTGATAGCTTGGTGGGTTCTTAAATCTATCTCTGCGGAAGGAACCTTCGATACGGTTAGTGTTTCTCCTTACAGCCTCAACGGTACTCTTAGTGATGCCACCAGCTAAGACACCCACCGAAGCACCTGCGGTCTTACCCTGATACTCTAGGTTGTCTGCGAGGGCCATGTACTGTTTGGCTAGGTCTGAATAGTCAGCACTTAAGGCACCACTCAGTTGTGTCGTTACCTGTCGGGAATACTTAGAGGCAATGACACGAGCAATCCAAGCACCTGAGTAGTACACGTTGTTACCATTCTCAGAGAGGGCAAACGTAACCTCTTCGTTCTGAACCTGCTGGTCAACTGTGTCGGTATCTCCAACCAACAGGCGTACTGTATTGAGACGACCAGAAGCCGTGGTGGTATCCAAGTCTGTAGGATCGTAAGACCATGCCATGTAAGTCGTCTCCGTTGTTTATTCTGCGAGAACCTTGTCTCTAATGTCGTAGAAGTCTTCTGAAATCCAGCGGTTGCTGTTTAGGAAGCGTCTGATAAGACCTCGTTGCTTGTCGTCAATCTTAGACTTCTTGCACTTCTTGGCTTCAAACTCTGACTTACTGGAGGTACGGTTCCTGACCTCAACATTAAGTAGGTTCACTAGTGTCTCTAGTTCCTTACCAGCCAGTTCAGACAGTCGATCTCCAACTTTATTCTGAACCTCTAGGTCTTTATTGTGGTACAAATAACCAGAGACGTACAGCGAAGCTACTTTATCTTGCTCCATGCTTAGTTCTAACCAGTTAAAATGGTCTCCACGTTTCCAATTCCTACCATTGGCAGAAAGAGGTGTCTTAATAAATACAGGCCAATCGACCTGCCAACCCAAGTGTGTAGGGTGCATAGGAACTCTCCATTATATGAATACTGTTATGTTCTTTTATATTTGGGTGAAACCCCAAGACTAATCTCAGGGTTTCCCTTTAGTATAGTAAGGTATCTTACTGTATGATTGCTGAGAAGAAGTAACCCAAGTCAGCACCTGTGACTTTCATGTCATAGGACATTTTAACTTGGATGTGTTCTGCAACCTGTTGACGCTTCAGAGCATCGTCAGAGAAGGACTCAACGGTAATACCGAGGTTGTTTACGCCGGGAACTGAGTTCCATGCGAATGTCAGACCAGCGGCAGGGGTCATTAGACCAGCGCCACGGGGTGCGTGTGCCAACAGAGCGTTCTTACCACCAATAAAGGCAGAAGATTCTGCCAGACCTTCAGCAGCAGTGTTCTCTACAGCTTCCATGACGAAGAAGTTTTCTACGCCAAAGATTTCTGCGAGTTTGTTGTCTGTGATCAATGCAGGGTTGTTGATGGTAGAACCACCGTTCAAACGTGCAAGGATATCTGGGTGGTTAACCAAGATGTCACGTACTTCTTTACCAACAATCATTGTGTTTGGTTTGAAGCCACCAGAAGTCAACTGCATAGTACGAGCGCCAACAGTAACGTCTGATATTGGTGTTGAGTTAGTGTAGTCGTTCCAGTAAACTGGGGTACCAGCACCACTAGCTGCACCAGCAGCATCTGTTGTCCAGACACCAGCTTTGAAGAACGTGTCAGCAAACTGCTTTTCACGATGGATCAACAAGCGGGTTGTCAAGGTCTGTGCGCCAGCAGAACGAATTTCCAACATTGCATCTTCGTTAGCAAGAGTTTGCTCATCGAAGTCCATACCAAGACCATAAACGTCTGCATAGTATGAGGAGTTGGAGATTGCCATACCAATACGATTTACTTCGGTACGTGGAGCTAGTTTCTTAACATCACCTGAGCGATTCATGTTAGCACGGTCATAGATGTAGTATTTATCAGACTGACGTGCAACACCTACAGTAGGGAACACTTTGTCAGCTACAAAACTAGCTTGGTCTTGTACAAATGCCAGCGTCAAGTTAGACAACGGCTGGTCGATATGTACCTGTGAGGGAGTTAAAAGAGGCATTATGTTATTCCTTAAATGCTAGATTAGGCGGCTGCGTTGCCACCTTGGATCATTTCGATTTCGATGATCTGACCGTCTACACCGTCTTCACGAGCGTATCCAAGAATAATATCACCAGTTGCTGCAAGCAAGGCTGTACCATCAGCGCCAGTTTGAATTTGGTCACCAGCGGTAATTGCACCACCAGCTTCTACCATAACTGAACCTGAGACGCATACTGTTACTGCGTTACCAGCAGTACCACCGACAAGACATACGCCCATGGCGTTTTCACCAGCGGAGTCAGCAAGGTCAACTTGACCGTCAGCTTCCAGAGTTACGAATTTAAATTGTGCTGCTGAGAGGTCTTCCCCTGCAACGAAAGTGCGGTTATCACGAGACTGCATAACGGCCATTGTTATTCCCCTTTGTAGGATTTATTGATGAGTGTACGGCCTTCATCGGTCTTAGCTACAGCAGCATAAGCCTTGGCAAATTCACTCTTTTTCAGTTGGTTTTCGTCCATGTAGGACTTTACGAGAGCATCCAGTTTGTCAGCAGAGGTAGCGAACTCACCGTCTACATCGGACTTACCAAATTCTTGCATGGAGGCTTCAAAGGCAGCATCAGCAGCTTTGAGCATTACCATAATTCCTTCGTCTTCTGAGAATGACTTCAGAAGAGACTTGGCTGCATCAGCTTCAAAGTGTGGCAGAACTTCTTCCGCTTTCTTTGTCAACTCAAGGTCAGCCTTTTCGATTTCATGTTCACGCTTGGCTACAGCAGCAGCTTCGAGTGCTTTCAGGACTGGGGCTGGGATGTCGCTCTTAGCAACCATCTCACCGTCGATGTCCATCATTTCTTCTTCCGCTTTCTTCTCGATTGAGTCAGCACGAATAACGTAACCGTTGTCAATCAGACCTTTGCGGAGGTGTTGGTTTTCGGCAGTAAGACGATCAACATCAGACTTAAGTGCCTCAACGTCAACTTCAGGAGCGGCTTTCTCAGCGACCTCTTCGGTTACAACTTCATCAGCCTTTTCCATGTCGTAGCCGAGAGCCTTCATAGCTTCGCCACGTCCACAGCCTTTGTCGTCCATGTACGCCTTTACTTTGGCTTCCATTTCTTCATTCATTTTCGTAATTTCCTCTTCGGAATTGTCACGCTTGAAGAGTGATACCATTGCCTGAGCATTGGCTGGACGATCCACAAGGGAAAGTTCTTCAAGGTGCAAGTTTTTCAGGAGATTAGGCAAGTTAGATTTCCTCCTTAATAGCACGTCCACCTATAGAGAACGCAGCGAGTTCACCAGATTTGACCATATCCCAGACGGTATCATCGAATACTTTGTAAGCGACAACCCATCCTTCACGATCAGACTGGATACCAAGAGCATCACCAATTTCTTTAGTGATAGGAAGAGAGTGGACAACTACGCCAACCTGATCTCCAACGTGCATAGCCTTGCCGACCCGCACATGCTCCATAAATTCATTAACAGCTTTTACCAGTGTGCCAGCTTCGATAACGTCACCCTGACGGTCAATAACTGCTTCACCTTTTTCCGTAACTACAGAAGCCCATCCGTAGACCATACGCTGTTCGTCGTCAGTCTTGAGGATTTTACCTTCGATATTCTTTGTCATTTCACCCACCGATGTGTTGGATTCCCACATACGACATGACCAGTAGCCAGCCGTTGTCTTATCTTTCTTAGTATCACACGAATGGCGGGAGCGGAAATTGGCACGAGCCTTGGGGTCGTCCCTACGGATCTCCATGTTAGGATCACCGAAAGCTACCCGCTTAACCTTGCCACCGTCCTGTACGAATACTTCAAACTTCTTGTTGCCACCCTTGATACGCCGTGGCTTGTTTAAGGTAACAGTTTCGCCTTGATACTCAGCCTTAGCAAAGTCAGTCTTTAGTATCTCAGCTACAACAGCCCTGAGAGCCTCTATACGGCTCACTGAAGGGTCTTCTACCTCTTCGGAAGGCTCAACCCCTTCGTAGAACGCTAGA